GCGGTATTTCGTCAATCGTGTAATAGGTGGTTTCTATTCCTAGGATTGGTTCAGCATTAACAGTTTGCGCCGTAAGCGCAAACAGGATTGCTGGTAGCGGTATGAGCCAGCGTGTTAGACGAGCTCTATCCACATCAAACTTTAATCAATGGGCAACGTTCAGTTTTAAGAAAAACACTAAAAATCCATTTGTCACCCGATAAAGGAAAAGCCCCACAATGAGGGTGTGTCCAATTTGCTGGGAACAAAGCGATATCACCTGCCAAACCTTTTAATCGAAGGCGTTGTTCAGGAAACAAAGTTTCACCGCCAAGTGCAACATCATTCAAATAAATAATGATCCCTAGCGTTCGGTCAGAGGTAACATCCCAAGGATTACCGTCATCGTGAACAGTATAAAAACCCGTATTTCTTTCATATTTTTGTAAATGTAAATCAGTTGTTCGCAAAACAGGTGCGGCCTTCAAAAATGGAAAATCCTCCAAATACATTTGAACCGCAGATGCTAAACCAATATTAAATTCTTCGTAGTATTTTTCAAAACCATTAAAACTTACATTAAAAGAATCAAAAGTTTGTTTATTAAAATCAACATCCCAACATTTTTTAACCGATGGCTTATGACCACCTAATGTACGGCCTTCTTGAAAAACAGGCAAAGGTTCAATCTTTTGAATAAAATCACGGCACAAATCTTTACAAATAATGTTTCGTGCAACAGCAATCGAAGTACCACGACCAGCAGGGAAATCAAGCAAATGATAATTTGTCATTTACCAAACCCAACTAACAAAAGAATATCTTTTACCAAATCGCACAGGATAAACGGCATGAGGATACAAAAAAATTGACGGAAAAACCATCACCGAACCAGCAGATAAATCCATTTTCTTGTTGCCAAAGAATTCAAATTCTCCACCTTCAAAATCATCGTTCAGTAAACCAACAATACTTAAAGTTGGTATGCCGCGTTTTTCTCCAGAGAACATAGTTTGAATGTGGTCCACGTGGTAACGCATTTCTGTTTTTTCGGAATAACAATTAAATCGAACGGCCTCATAACCATTCCAGGTGTTCAAAGGGTGGATGCTGTTTCTTATTACTTCTTGATTTAAATAATCTTGAATAACAAACCATAATTTGTCTTGTAAAAGTTTTCCGTTATTTGTTTGAAGCCCGCAAACCAAGGGTTCATTTTTATGAACTACCGCCTGTTTGTTGTATTCGTTAAAATACTGGTGTGTTTCCCAACCTTCATTTGTTTTAAGTTCATCAAGCAATTCATTACAAAAATCTTTTGACAAACAATCTCTATCAAGATAAATATAGTTTTCTAAATTTAACATCGTTATTTTCCTTTTGGTAAAAAAGTTAAACTATCGGGGGAGCCATAATCTTCATCAACAAAAGTATTAAAGGATAAGCTAATTCGTTCTATGCTTGAAGTTGCGGCAACTGAATGTTCCGTATCAGACAAAAAGACAAGCAGACAACCTTGCCGTGCAGGTAGCCACCAACTAGGTGAATTCCATTTATTCCAATTTTTTGTTGGATCAAGAAAATATCTTGAACGAGGATTCTGATTATGGAAATATAATTTATCTTCACTTTCTGCCCTCACATAAAACACACCGCTAACAAAACTATTCGGATGACAATGTTTGTGATGGTATTCGCCAGTAACATTTTTATTTAACCAAGATTGGGTTAGGCGAAGATTTAATTCACGTTCAAAAAATTGTTGACAAAAATCTTTAATTGACTGTTCGCAAAACAATCGTAATTCAACCAAGTTTTCGTCATCTAAAACTTGTGTATCAGACGAATGTTTGTTGCCTTCGTTTTGTTTTAAATCTAAAAGCTTATTCTCAATTACTTCAATTTCTTTTTTGGTTAAATCTCGACCCAATTCATATTCCGTGACAAGGACAGGGAATAGATCAAAACTTCGCATGACCCAACTATAACAATTAAATGTTAATTATTCGGATATCGGAGTAGATGTAAAATATACCCAACAACCCTGTGCTTCATCCCACCCATAATTCATGTCTGGTAAATTTTCTCCGTTGAATGGGCGCGGAACAGGTGGCTGCCAAGTGTAAGTTGTTTCATCAAGAACCCACGATGGATAAAGTGATTGTTCAATAAACACACCGTCATCACCTAAATCGGGTCGCCAAATATGTCCTACTCCTGCGTAATTACCACGATACGGAGTACCACCATCAGAATGTGCGTTCATGAATGTGCGATACGAAGTTCGTTTACAAGTCAAACCTTCATGCCAAGGTTGATTTTCATAAAACTGTTCCCAAGCTTCAGTCGAGCCACCAACACCGTTCTGGGTTTCGTTTTCATCTACGCCCGCAATAACTTTGACAACAACATTCAAACTGTTAATTAACGCATAATAAGCCATTACGACCAACTCACATTTCCTGAACCAGCCGTGATCGTAGCAACAGTTAAAGCGCCATTACTTGCGGTCGTACCCGTTAAACCTGCTCCGATAGTAATAGTGCGAGCATTTGTGAAAGATAGCCGAACAACACCGCTACCACCCGTTCTTGCTCCTGGGCCTCCATCGTCTTTGTGTCCACCTGCACCGCCGCCTGTATTTACAGTACCCGCATCAGCAGGACCTTCAACTCCACCGCCTGCACCGCCACCGCCAGAACCGCCAGGGGCGCGTGGACCAGCAGGGCCGTTTTGGTTTGAACCGCCGCCGCCGCCGCCGCCATAACTTGTCGGAGTGCCAGTGATATTTGTTGCCCTTCCAGCGCCACCTGGGCCAGCAACATGGTTAATTGGCGAAGGTGTCGTAGCACCACCAACAGCACCCGCACCGCCACCGCCGCCACCGCCATTAACGTCGGGGGAAACATTTGATACACCTGAGCCACCTGCAAAACCTTGATTCACTGGAGAAGCAGAAGCACCAGCATCACCTATTCCACCGCCACCGCCGCTTGCACCAACTTCAGGAATACCGCCGCCGCCGCCACCGCCACCAACAGCAACTTTACTTGGCGAGTTAAATGAAGTATCAGAACCAGGAAAACCAGTTCCACCACGCGCAGGAGTTGCAACCGCACCACCTGCACCAATTACGATCGCATAAAGAGTTCCTGTTAGAACATTTAAGGAAGAACCTGCGGCACCTGGAGAACCACCTTGAGCAGTAATCGAACACAACATTCCACCGCCGCCGCCGCCGCCGCCATAGTTTGCACCCGAACCCGAACCTGCACCACCGCCTGCAACGACAAGATAGTCAATATCAAAAGCAATAGGCTCTGGAACTTCGCTTTTACCAAAAAGTGCGATTGAAGCACCTACGCGTGTTTTTTCTCCATATCTAGACATCGTTGAACCTTATGCCGTTATTCGATTTACATACCCGTGAATTAAAACCACATTGGCTGTTGCGGCAAACGCTTTGACAACAAGCGAATTTTGTAACAACAAACCTGCCGTAATCAAATACAAACCGTTTTCGGCAGGAACAGTAAATTCAATGTTGCCATCAGGCGCAGTAGCTTCGCCCCACTCCAAAGTTAATTTTACAGTTGATGCAGAACTGTTTACTGCATAAAGCCAAATTTCATCCAAGTTTGAAGTACCTGAAACTGCTGTATGGATAGTTGTGCCTGCGGTCGCCGTTGCAGCAACCTTGATGGCTTTGCCATTTGTGCTACCTGAAAGAAGTTGTTTGCTGAAAGTTGCCATGTGTTATCTCCTATGTTAACCGAAAATTTGTGAACCCAAAACAATTGCGCTGTCATCACCCGAACTGATTCCCGAAGTTGGTGCAACAGCCCAAGTTGCATCGGTGCCATTTGAGGTTAGCAAGTAACCATTAGCACCAATAGCAATACGAGTTGGATTAGCAGATGCATCTAATGTTAGTAGATCGCCACGAGTAGTTAAGGCAGAGGTAAACTGGTTTGCTTCGTCAGCATCACCTGCGGTAAAGACTGGGTAACAAGTAGCGCCAGCAGAGTGTGAACTAGCTGAAGTGCCATCTACGCCACGAGTAATAGATGAGAGTGATCCAGTTGATCGCGATCCAACAAGAACTTTTTCTTCTGTTGACAAACCTGGATCAATGACCATGTGGAAAGATCCACCTGCAGTTGTGGGCCAGTTAGTTACCGTTCCAGTAAGTGAAGCAGTTGTATCACCAGAAGTAATAGAGCTAGTAAGTGTGCAAGCAGGAGCTGCACCTGCATACGATCTCCTAGTTACTGCTGACATTTATTCTCCTAATCCTGTACAGATCTCATTGTAACAACACAGACACCTTCAAGGTTCCATTTACCTTGGATGCCGTCAAGAACTTGGAATTCCAAGTCCTCTACGACTACCGAAAAGGTCTCCGTATTTTCTTGATAGTTTACCACACGTGGATTCGTAACTAAGTTCCTTAACAGGGTTAGTTCGCTTTCTACATCTAAGTAGTATTCAATGCCGTTAATTACCTGTTGGTGATGCATAAGTAGGGGCACTTTAAACACCTGGCTTCGGGCTGGCGAAGCGTAGGCTCGAGCCATCCAACGTGTTACGGTTGGGCCAGTAGTAGTGGAACCCCTAGTAAAGTCCAACCTAAAAGAAGCTTCGATAAATTTAGCTTGCGGACCAGTAGCAACAGACTCAGTAGCTGACGCAACATTGTGTGCTGTCATTGCTGTATATGTTCCAGTATCACTAGAGATATACGGAGTTACAGTACCAGCTAACGGGGTGCTGCGGATATCAAACTTAGCTACAAACTTTCTATCTGGAATACCCCACCTGTAAATGCCAGTAGTAATCGAACCAGATGAAACGAGGTCTGTTGATTCAGCATAAATTCCTGAACCAGAAATAGCAAACAATCGTTTAGAACTAAATGTTCCCGCAGCTTGAACTGTGCCACCGACACCAGCCATTAAGTCTGATGCGTAAGCTGGGACGTTGACTGCTGTAAATGTTGAAAGGTCTAATCGTCCAAGTCCCGAAGTCGAAGTAACAAAATTTGACCAAGTAAACCAAACAAAATTACCC